AAAAATGCTGATAAGTTAATTGCACAAGCCGAAGCTAATAAAGCATTAGTAAAGGCTGGTGAATAATGAAACTAATACCTAAAAACTGGGACAACTTTCAGCACTACAAACACAGAAGCCCACCTTGGATAAAACTCCATAGAAATCTGCTTGATGATATGCACTACCAGCGATTGCCAATTGCTAGCAAAGCTCTAGCACCTATGCTTTGGCTGCTAGCTAGTGAGTCAAATACTGGTGTTATTGAGAAAACAACTGAAGAAATAGCATTTAGATTGAGGATGCCTGAAAAAGATGTCATCAATGCAATTAAACCTTTGATAGATAATGGTTTTTTTAGTGATGCTGACAATATGCTAGCAGACCGCTTGCAAGATGCTACTACAGAGAAGAGACAGAGTAGAGTAAGAGAAGAGAAAGAGAAAGAGACAGATACTCCTGTTGGAGTTTCTTCTTCTATTTTTAAAGATTACTTAGCTGTTAGAAAAGCAAAAAAATCTCCTTTAACAAAAACTGCATTAGAAGGTCTACAAAGAGAAGCTGATAAAGCCAAAATGTCTTTACAAGATGTTATGCAACTTTGCTGTGAAAGAAACTGGGTAGGTTTTAAAGCGGAATGGGCTAATAGTCAGAATCCTGTAAGCAAACAGGGGGATGATAAGTCTTGGATGTTTAGCAATCAAGGGATTGAAGCTAAAGCCAAGGAGCTTGGTGTTAATGATTATGGTATTCAAAACCACCAGCAGTTAAAAGACAAAGTTTTGCTAGTAATGGCAAAGAAAGCAATGCAATGAGATATTTATCGGTTTGTTCTGGGATAGAGGCTGCAACTGTTGCTTGGCATGATATGGGCTGGGAAGCTGCTGCTTATAGCGAAATAGAGAAGTTCCCTAGCGAAGTGCTTAAATATCATTATCCATCAGTCCCAAATATGGGCGATATGACTAAATACAAGGAGTGGGAAATTGGAACAATTGGACTTTTGGTCGGGGGAACTCCCTGCCAATCATTTAGTGTTGCAGGACTTAGGAAGGGACTTGAAGATCCAAGGGGAAACCTTGCACTCACCTATGTTGGAATTCTTGATAAATTTAGACCCAAGTGGTTCATTTGGGAAAATGTGCCGGGTGTCCTCAGTTCAGGCAAAGGAAGGGACTTTGGATCCTTCCTCGGAGCGGTGGTTGAACTCGGCTATGGGTTCAGCTACAGAGTGTTGGATGCTCAACACTTCGGAGTCGCACAGCGCAGAAGAAGGGTGTTTGTTGTCGGACATCTTGGAGACTGGAGACCTAGCGCAAAAGTATTATTTGAGTCCCACAGCTTGTCAGGGTATTCTAAAAAGAGCGGACAGAAGGGGGAAGAAGTTGCCACCTTTGTTGAAAGCAGCTTTGGAACATTCAGAGAAGATAAAATAGGTGGTACAACTAAAGCAAGCGGTGGTGTATTAGGCGGTGGCTCTGAAACTTTAGTCGCTACTGAAAACAAAGTCCCATTGGCTCATGCTTTCAAAGTAAGAGGTGGATGCGCTGGCGGTGGTAAAGGATACCTTGGTCAAGATGAAAAGGCATTTACTATATCAACAATGCAGGATCAACAGATATTTCAAAATATGGCAGTTCGCAGACTAACTGAGATAGAGTGTGAGAGATTACAGGGGTTTCCTGATAACTACACAAATATCAAAGAAAATTGTCCTAGCGGTGCAAGATACAAAGCATTAGGAAACTCAATGGCTGTGCCTGTTATGAAGTGGATTGGTAACAGAATCCAAATGGTAGAAGATGGACTTATTTGATGATACAAATAGTGAAGAATACAGGAGACAATGCGAAGCTAGATTTGCTCTCAGTATGCCTTTGCAAGCCAGAAGATTGTATCTGGCTAATGTTGAAAGCAAGAGAGGAAAACCAGCTAGACTTGAACTTGAATCGGAGATGATTACACAATGGACAAAGACCAAATCAATCAGAGCATGACAACTATAGACCCTAATAAGGCTGTTAGTTTCATTATTGAAAATGCACCTAAGTATGCCGAGGCTAAAAGCCAAAGGGTTTACCTAGAAAACTTCTTGAAGGTTAAGAAGGCTGACTTGGTAATCAAGTGCAATGAAAGCACAATCACAAGAGCAGAGCATTATGCCTTGGCTCATCCTGACTACTTGGTTATTGTTGAGGGAATCAAGGTAGCTATGCTAGAGGAAGAAAAGCTCAAATACTTCCTAGAGGCTGCCAAGCTAAGAGCTGAGATCTGGCGCACTACAGAGGCATCTAATAGAAATCAGGATCGAGCTACAAGATGAACGGTAATAACTCCTATACTCAGAGAAACTCTGGTAGAAATCTAGGTGAGGAGTTATTTGAGCAATACTGTGAAAGTAAACAAGTATTTTATAGAAGGCTTGGCTTTGATGAAAAGAAAGATCCTATTCCTAATTTTTATACCATTAGTCCTCTTGTTAGGAATCTTCCTGACTATATCGTTTGTAGCGACAAAGGCACAAGACTGGTTAGTGTCAAAGGTACTGCGAATATCAAAGGATCTGAAATAGCAATGATTCCTCAGTTTATTGAGTGGTATCACAGCAGAGAATGTCCTCTTTGGTATGCCTTCTGCTTTTCTGGACAAAATACTCCTACCTTCAGAACCCCTGACCAAGTGATTGAATTGTACCAACAAGCCACAGATAAGCAATGGAATGATGGGGTTAAATACAGGACTTTGAATCTTGACTAAAGCTCAGAAAGAACACTATGACAAAATTGCAAGGCTTGGGTGCAGTCTATGTAGACATCTCGAATATGGAGAGACACCTTGCGAAATTCACCATATTAGACGAGCAGGGAAGCGAGACACAGCACCTGTCATTGGACTCTGCCCAGAGCATCACAGAGGCAATACAGGGGTTCATGGCATGGGAAGAAAGGCTTTTGAAAGAAAGTATGGACTAACCGAAGAAGAATTGTTAGCGCAAACAGAGGAATTATTATGCAAGCCATAGTCATAGCAACCAAGACAGGAAGATGCCTACCTGTCCTACTAGAGTCGATTAACCAGTATGTCCCAGATGATGTAGTTATCTACACAGCAGGTTATGAGCATATCTTGCCAAATCACAGAACAATCACACTACCCAATGACTTTGATAACTTTGGAGACTCGTACAATGCTGTAGTGGCTGAGGCATTTAAAGAGCATGATGAAATCATTGTGGCTAATGACGATATTGTTTTAACTCCACACTCCTACCTACTGCTAGATCAGGATGTCCAAAGACTCAAAGACCATCTAGCTAAGATTGATGCTAGTCCCAAACTGGGATGGGTAGCTAGTCGCTCAGATTATGTCAGAGAAGCCCAAAATATCAGGTTTGGTACAGAAAGGCATGGGGACAAATACAAAGAGGAATATTGCATTAATGAGGTAGAAGTCATATCTCCACTATTTGCCTATATCTCTAAGGATGCTTGGGTAGATTTCAAACCTATTAATTGGTATAGTGATGATATTCAATGCTTAGAAATGTTATCAATGGGATACCAAAACTTTATATCTAGAAGCTATGTCCACCATGTTGGATCACAGACTATAGGCATGGATAACAATAAAAACCATTTAGATGCAAAGGCTTGGATAGATAGCAATATGCCAGACTTTAGCAAGGAGTTCTTTAAGTGAATATCCATGAGAGATTACTCAACTGGTCATACTATGTAACACTATGGCTAGAAGATCCATCTCCAAAGCAGCCATCTACCTGTCGCTCTTTTGAAAAGAACTACACCCCAGAGCTAGGCAATGTCATGGAAGAAGATTACCCTGATATGCCGAGTATTGACTGGAAGGATGGTGAGATAGTAGAGTCTTGTATGAAAGACCTTCCAGAACACCATAGAAGGGCTTTAAAGGCATTTTATGTAAGCCACCCATACCAGAGTAACCATTCTATCGCTAACTACCTTAGAATCAATGTAAAGAAATTAGAGAATGACCTACAAGAAGCCAGAACAAGAATTAACAAAGAGCTTAACAGGAAGCTACCAAGAGACAAGACTTTGTGATAACTGTCGCATTAAGAAGCCGAAGCACACAGGATTTATGCAGAAGTTCAACAATGGTCTAAACCAAAGGTGGATTTGTTGCGAATGTAAAGAAAAAGTTGTTGATTCTTAAAAAATGTAGTAAGATTGCCTTGGGAAATTGTATCTACAGTTTTCTGATTTTTTTCATTTATCTCCTTCACAGAGACTTTAGCCCTAGAAATAGGGCTTTTTTTTAGGAATTTTTATGGACAAGACAACAATCATGGTCGGCTTATTGGGTGAGAAGCCTAAGATGGCTGAGAAAAAAGAGGGTGGACTTCTTGAGAGTGATGTCTCTGCTTGTCCATTGGCAACACAAGACAAGGTTATCAACGAAGGCAACAAGCGCAAAGCGGTAGTGGTCGCTAACTACACAGACAAGCCAGTAGCTAAGTGTATGGATTGCGAGTATTTCTGCCCATCTAAAGATATGCCGACTTGTGGCATGGGTAAAGGTATGGGCTTCTGCGAGAAGTTCGAGTTTACTTGCTCAGAGAAGAATGGCTGTGATGAGTTTGAAGTAGCAACCGAAGAAGATGAAATGGAAGAAGAATATGAAAATGACTAAGACACAGAAGAAAATCGGCAAAGTAATGGGTGAATACAAAGAAGGCACTCTACACTCTGGCAAAGGTGGCAAAGTTGTTAAAAATCCTAAGCAAGCGATTGCGATTGCGATTTCTGAAGCAGCTAAGATGGCTCGCTACAAAAAATGAAAATCAGAGAGGCAGCAAAACTCTTTGAAAGAATCGATGTAGAGGGATTTAATCGACCTAAAAGAACACCAAATCACCCCACTAAAAGCCATGTAGTAGTAGCAAAAGAGGGTGATAAGACAAAGACAATCCGCTTTGGTCAGCAAGGAGTATCAGGATCACCAGCTAAAAAAGGTGAGTCCGAGGCTGATAAGGCAAGAAGAAAGTCATTCAAGGCTAGACACTCAGCTAATATCTCTAAGGGTAAGATGAGTGCAGCATACTGGGCTGACAAGGTTAAATGGTAGTAGTTCAGCTAAAGAACTTACAAGCACAATGGGATAGTCTGGAAGAAAAAGATATATTTTTAAGCCAGTTATACCCATACTTACTAGATTTAGCAGATGATCTGAATACTGATAATATCCAGTTCATAGGCAACAGACAGACACTACACTAATGGCTCATCAACAACAATTTGACTTTGTTAAGACTTGCCAGCAAAAGTACCCTAATGCTTTTTCACAGGCAAAAGTCTTAGAAGTCGGTAGCTTAGACATCAATGGCTCGGTAAGACAGTTTTTTACAGACTGCGACTATCTAGGAATAGATGTAGGCGAAGGCAAGGGAGTAGACCTAGTATGCCAAGGACAAGAGTTCCAAGGCAAAGCCAATAGTTTTGATACAGCCATATCCTGTGAGTGTTTTGAGCATAATCCTTACTGGATAGCGACATTCGAGAATATGCACAGGGTAGTAAAACAAGGTGGATTAGTAGTCATGTCATGCGCCACTACTGGCAGAGCAGAGCATGGGACAAGAGCAACAAGTCCAGAAGATGCTCCTCTAGTCGAGTGGGATTACTACAAGAACCTGACAGAAGCAGATTTTAAGGAAAAGTTTGACTTAGTTAAGATGTTCTCAAAGTATGAGTTCTCTACAAACAGTCAAACCCATGATTTGTATTTCTATGGCATAAAGAAGTAAACTGTTGTATATTTGCAACATCATCAACCAATAACCGTTTGGATTGGAATGGAAAACAATAGCGAAAACAACAAATTAGTAACCGAATCGAATGGTTCGAAGGGCGGACAGCCAAACAATCAAAATGCCAAGAAGGGCAGATTGTTCTTTGACCAGTTAAGGAAAGAGCTAGTTCAAGAAGATGCAATCAAACTAAGAATGATTGCTAGGAAACTAGTAGAGGCTGCTCAAGATGGAGAGCCTTGGGCTGTAAAAGAAATCATGGATAGAGTAGATGGTAAAGCTATTCAAGTTACAGAGATGTCTGGCTTGGATGGTGGAGCAATCGAGACAGTAACTAGCATCAATATCAATTTAAAGAAGCCTGAATGAGTGAACTCAATCTAGAGTTACC